TACCCTGAGCACCTGCCACGCGCGGTTCGGCAACGCGATCAACTTTCAGGGAGAGCCTTTCGTGCCCGGCAACGACTTGCTGGCGCGTTATCCCGGAGCGCGGGGATGACCGTTCAGCCAGCGCCGGGCGATCGGATGAAGCTGGCGCAGGCGGTGGAGCGCTATATCGGCGCCTCGTTCCGTCCGCACGGGCGCGATCCGGCGACCGGGTTCGATTGCCTGGGGCTGGTGCTGGTGGCCATGGCGGACATCGGCCGACCGATCCGCTTCCCCCTACGCTATGCCTTGCGGAACCGTGACCTCGGCCGTTTCGAGCGGCTTCCCGCCAAGGCCGGCTTCGCCGAAGTCGAAGTGCCATTGGAGCCGGGGGACGTGCTGCTGCTCGAGACCGGCCCGGCGCAGCTCCACTTCGCGATCATCGCGAGCGAGGGCGGCGCGATCCACGCCCACGCCGGCCTGCGCCGCGTGGTGCATACGCCGTTTCCGCTTCCCTGGCCGATCGTCCGGCAATGGCGGCTTGTCGCGGCCGACTGATTTCACCTTTTCGCTCTCCAACAGAGGCAATCCTGCATGGCTACTCTCGTTTTCACCGCGCTCGGCACGGCGCTGGGCGGGCCTTTGGGGGGTGCGCTGGGCGCTCTGATCGGCAACCGGATCGATCGCGCGGTGATCGGCGGATCGCATCGCGAGGGGCCGCGGCTGAAGGAGCTGGCGGTCACCACATCCAGCTATGGCGCGCCGATAGCGCGGCATTTCGGCACGATGCGCGCGCCGGGCACGATCATCTGGGCGACCGATTTTGTCGAAAGCAGCGAGGAGAGTGGCGGCGGCAAAGGGCGGCCTTCGACGACCACTTACAGCTATTCCGCCTCGTTCGCGGTGGCGCTGGCCAGCCGGCCGATCCGGCGGCTGGGGCGCATCTGGGCCGACGGCAACCTGCTGCGGGGCGCAGCGGGTGACCTCAAGACCGGCGGAGCGCTGCGCGTCTATCAGGGGCATGGCGACCAGATGCCGGACCCGCTGATCGCATCGGCCGAAGGGGCCGGATGCCCGGCATTTCGCGGGACGGCTTATTGCGTGTTCGAAGCGCTGCACCTGGCGGATTTCGGCAATCGCATCCCGGCGTTGACCTTCGAGATCGTGGCCGATGACGGGGAGGTGACGCTGGCGCACCTGGCCGAGCCGCTGGGCGGGAAGGCGGACGGGCAAGTCCCGCTGGGCGGCCTGGGCGGATACAGCGATGAAGGCGGGCCGCTGGCAGGCACGCTTGCGACGATCGACCAGCTCTATCCACTGGCCTGCGACGCAGGGGGCGATCGCCTGACCTTCCTGCCGGGAGACGCCTTGCCCCCCGACACTCCGCTGTTACCCGAGGCGGCGGTGGACGTGGCCGAAGGCAATTTCGGCGGGCTTGCCGGGCGCACGCGGCGGCGGCGACCGGACGCAGGCCAGGTGCCCGAGACCTTGCGCTATTACGACGTGGCGCGCGACTATCAGGCCGGGCAGCAGCGGGCGGATGGCCGGGCACGGCCGGGGCAGGCGCGGGCGATCGAATTTCCCGGCGCGCTTTCGGCCGGAACCGCCCGATCGCTGATCAATGCCGCCGCCGAACGCGCCGGTGCGGCGTGCGACAGTCTCTTCTGGCGCACGGCGGAACCCCGCGCGCCGCCGCTTCCTCCACCCCTGCATCTATTCGCCGCCAATAAGGGTCGGCATCGCCGGCATTCAGCACGAAGCCCGCCAGGTAGTCCTGCCGCGCCAGCGGATAGCCCAGGCGCTGCTGCATCATGGCATAGCCGGCGCGGCGGCGCGCTTCGGCGCCCGCCGTCAGCCAGTCGTAATCCTCCAGCTGCAAGCGGTCGTAAGCCGGCCAGGCCCAGCCCTGCGGCACGAGGGCGCGGGCCAGCTCCGGCATCGCCGGATCGAGCGCGGTCGGCGTGAACAGCAGCAGCAAAACTTCCGCCGGGCCTGAAGCCGCCGCTCTCACCGTGTCGCGTAGTGCTTCGGTCGAAGCCGCCAGCGCCGCCCCCGCTTGGTCCAGCAGCGCAAGCTGTCCCGCGTCCAGCGGCTGGCGCAAGTCGCCGATCTCTGGCGGATCGCCGCCGAACAGCACCCGCGCCGCCGCGTCGTATAGCGCGATTCTGCCGTCCGCCGTGGTCCACCACCACGGCTCGCCGATCTGGAACTGCACCGGCAGGCCGGCGGCTTCGATCAGGCGGACGATCTCGCCGGCGATCGCCCGCAGGTATTCCATCGCCTCGGCCTTGGCCGGCGAAAGCAGCGTGGATGGCGGTTCCCATCCGGTCAGCGCCGGCGATCCATCGGCGAAGCGCTGCTGCCAGGCGGCGGGGCAATGCTCGGCGAACAACTCATAGGATAGCGAGGCGATCGGGCGGTAGCCCTGCGCCGCGCACAGCGCGAAGTAATCCGCGTGCCACCGCTCGGCCGGTCCGCACAGTCGCGCCGGCTCGGCCACCAGCAGGCTCCCATCCGCCTGCCGGGCGAGCCGGTAATAATGGCTCATGCCCAGATAGTGGATCAGCGCGCCGCGATAGCCCAGCGCGCGGATATTCCGCAGCAGCCGCGCGGGCGTCTGGTTGTAGCTGTCGTCATAGGCCGTCGCCATGTGCAGATCATGCGGCGGTACCAGCACGTCGCCGATCTCCAGCATGGCGTTCTCGCCCGAACAGGTGATCCCGCTCAATTCCACCCAGCCGTCCGCGCGCGCCGGCAACAGCGCCTCGCTCGCCGGATCGTATTCCGGCGGCGCGATCGAGATGAACATCCGGTCGATGTCCGCCGGATAGACCGGGTCGTCCGCCTCCCAGCCGCCCTTCAATGCCGAGAAGGGCAGCGTCACTCGCGCGTCGTCGGGCAAGCCTTGGGCATAGTTCCACAGCCGCACGAACCAGCTGCGCGGCGCGCCTGCCGCGTCGCGGCCTTCGATCGTCAGCGTCGGCCCATGCACCGCGTCCAGCGTCAGCACGCCGCCAGAGCGCCAGTGGAAGCTCAGCGTCGTGCGCGCATAATCGCGCCGCGTTTCATAGGCGAGCAGCGGATGGTCCAGCCGATCCTCGCTGGCCCAGATCAACCCGACCAGCGCGTTCGCGTGGTGGAACTCCAGTTCCACCCGCAGCGCATCCGCGCCAGTCGTCACCACGCAGGCCATCGCCGGGCGCGGAAAGTCCACTGTCCAGAACCGCGGATCGAACCGCTGGATATAGTCAAAGTCCTGCCCGTCACGCTCGCGGGCCAGCCAGAAAGGCATCGTCGGTCTCCCCGATGTGATTGAGGTGCTCGCAGAGGCGCGGAGGCGCAGAGAGGCCGATACTCGCGGCGAAGCCGCCTTATTTCCTCAAGCTTCACGCTGCCGCAAACGTAGAATTGAAAGCGGCGTCGCCGCAGGCACAACCTCTCTGCGCCTCCGCGCCTCTGCGAGCGCCTAGAACTCCCGCAAGGCCCGGCGTACCGAACTGGCTACCTGCCGCGCGGATCGCCGCAGCGCCACGGGCGCGTCGGCCCCTCGCGGCTGCGCGACCTGGATCGAAACCCGCACCTCCCGCGCCGGGGCCGCCGCCGCCGGTTCGATCCGCCCTGCCGAAGTCGGCACGAACAGCTCCGGCCCGCGCTCGCCCACGCGATAGGCCGCGCCCGGCGAAACCGGCCCGCCGGTCGCGCGGCCGGGCAGGCCGAGCAGAGCCCCCGCCACGCCGCTCAGCAGCGAGCCCAACCCGCTCGCTTTCGCCGGTCCGGCCAGCAAGCTGCCGATCCCGCTTTGCACGGCCTGCGCCGCGATCCGGTCCATGGTGGCCAGCGCCACGCGTTTCAGGTCCTCGAACCCCAGGCTGCCTCGCCGGATGGCCGAAAGCAGCCCGCGTTCGAGCACGCTGCCGGCGGCGGCGAACCCGGTCACCAGCGTCGAATCGAGCGTCGCCCGCATCGTCTCGACATCGCGTTTGAACCCCGTCGTGCTGGCCCGCACGTCCACCAGCAGGGTCTCGATTTCGTCATCCATCGCGCTCGCGCTCCATCAGGGCGATCATATCCGCCCGGCTCAGCGGCGCGCCGCTGGGTTCATCGGCGGACAGGATCGCTGCCAGCTCGGCCGGCGTGCAGTTCCAGAAGTCGTCCGGCCGCCAGCCCAGCAGCCGGAGCATGAGGCCGGCAAGCCGGCGCGCCGCATCGGCGAAGGTGGCCCCGCTCATCCCCCGCTTGCCGCTTGGCCCTGCAGGATCTGGCCCAGCAGGCAGCGCAGCGGCGCGGCGCACTGGGCCAGGCCAAGGCCCAGCACCGCCTCGCCCACCTCGTCGCGGGTCAGGGCTTCCGGCTGGGCCAGGCAATGCCAGAACAGCGCGGCCACCTCGGAAAGTCGCAGGCGTCCCTCGCTGGCCCGCTCGATCAGCGCATAGAGCGAGCCGAGTTCCTGCTCGGCCGCCACCAAGGCCGAAAAGCTCGGCCGCAGGACGTATTCGCGCCCGGCGGCATGAAGCGACGCCTCGCCGCGCGCGGGGTTCATGCCGGCACCACCGGGCCGGAGCTTTCGAGCTGCAGCGTATAATTCCGCTCGCCGTTGAAATCGCCGGCATAGTCCAGCCGCTGCACCAGGAACGCGCCGCGCAGCCTCTCGCCGTCCTCGAACGACAACTCGTAATCCGCGATCGTCCCGGTGAGCGCATGGCTGCGCACCGCCGCCTCGGCCGCGCTGCCCAGGAAGATCCCTGCCGCGCTTACGGAAACCGACCGCGTACCCGCGCCCGACAGCAGCTCGCGCCAGCCGCCCGATTCCTTGTGCGTCACCACCACGGCATCGCCATTGATCGACATCTGCGTGGTCCTGAGCCCGGCCACGGTCTGGTAAACGGGCGGCAGCGCGCCGTCCCCGATCTTGAGCAGGAAGGTAGAGCCTTTCTGGGCTGTCATCGTGTGTCTCCTGTTGGGGGAATTTTCAGTTCACGCGGAGGCGCGGCGCGTGAGGATCTCTTTTCTCTTTCTTCTTCTCTGCGTCTCCGCGCCTCCGCGTGAAAAATCTAAGGCACCTCGCTCGCCAGCACCCGAAACCGATACTCGATCAGCACCGCTCTCACGTTGCCCGGCCGCTGCTCCGCTCGCGCGCGCAGGAACACGATGTTCACCACATCGAACCCCGCTTGCGCTCTCGGCATGGCCTCCACGCGGGTCTCGATCGCCCGCGCCGTCGCCGCCATCGTGCCCGGATCATCGCCTCGCCCATGCAGCTCCAGCGCCAGGCGGATCTCGCGCCCGGCGCGGTCCTTGGTGCTCCAGTCGGCGCTCGCGCTGGCGGCAATGCCCAGCCACGGCGGCGCGGTGCGCGAAGGCGCCTCCTCGGTCACCGCGTTGAGTTGGCTCATCAGCTCGGCATCGACTGCCAGCCAGGCGATCAGCGCCGCGCGCAGTTCGGTTTCCATTGTCACGGTTCCTTCCCGAACAGCGGCCACAGCAAGGCGGCCCTGCGCCAGCGGCGCGCTCCCTGTGATCGCGCCGCGATCCTTGCTTCGGCGATCCGCCTCGCCCTGTCCGCCAGGCGCGCGGCGAATTGCGCCTTTCCATTCGGCCCAGCCGAGGTTTGGCGGAGGATCATGCCACCCGCACCCGTCGCCAGGGCCGCCACAGCGCGGCGATCGCCGCCGGCGGCATGGCTCGTGCGCCGTCGGCGTCGCGCTGGCGATAATGATGCGCGACCAGCCTCAGCACCCCGTGGCGCAGGCCCTCGGGCAGGTCGGTCCAGTCAGCCGCCATGCCTGCCGTGAAGCGCACCATGATGCGCTCCGCCGCGTCTCGCCGCACCACGCGCACCAGTGCGCCGCCATCGGCATCCAGCTCGATGGCATAGGTATCCGCCGCCAGCGCGAACCGCGTTCCCTCGGCGGAAACGCCTTCCACGCCGCTCACTACCCGCACCGGGCGCGTCGCCAGCGTCTGCCACGTGCTCGAAGCCGGCAACATTTCTTCGCACTCGGCGGCCAGCGGCATGGACCCGATGAAGCCCTCGCATGTCTCCAGCGCCGTGCGCAGCAACGCCGTCAGCGCCGCGTCCTCGCGCGTGCTGGTGATGGCAAGCCACTCCTTGAGCTGGTCCAGAGCCGCCTCCGCCAGCACGGCGGGCACGATCAGGGCGCGTTTCATGCGCTTCTCCTTTGTTGAACAAGGCTTTCCCGACAGAGGGGGAGGGGCTCCCCGCAAGCATCGCGCCTGCGCAAAGCCCCCGACACCCGCCCGGCCTTACGCCTCCACCTTCAGCAGCTTGATCGCCGCGCTATCCAGCACCTGGCCGCCCACCCGCTTGGTGGCGTAGAAATGCACGAAGGGCTTGTTGGTGAACGGATCGCGCAGGATCGCCGTCGCGCTGCGTTCGGCGATCAGGTAGCCGGCGCGGAAGTTGCCGAACGCGATCGGGCATGCGCCCGCGGCCACGTCGGGCATGTCCTCGGCTTCGACCAGCGGATAGCCCAGCAGGCGGTCGGGCTGGCCATCCACAAGGCCGGGCTGCCACAGGAACGCGCCGTCGTTGGTCTTCAGCTTGCGCACCTCGGCCAGCGTGGCCGAATTCATCACCCAGCTGGCGCCTTGCCGGTAACCGGCCTTCAGCGAATGGACCAGGTCGATCAGGACCAGCTCGATCGTGTCACCCAGGCCTGCCGCCTCGCCGGTTCCGATGTATTGCAGCGTCCCGAACGGGCGCGCCGCGTCCAGGGCGGCCGAATTCGGCGCCGCCAGGAAGCCCTTGGGCCGATTGGTGCCGTTGCCGTTCACGAAGGCCGCCCCTTCCGCGCGGGCGAACTCGATCGCGATCTCGTTGGCCAGCCAGGCTTCCAGATCGAACGATGCATCGTCCA